AGATGATCAAAGACTTATATCACTCTGGACCTGCCGGCACACCTTTAGAACCAGGCACGGTAAGCTACTATCTTAGGGGGATAAGAGCATTGTATAACAAAGCAAAACTCTATTATAATAACGAAGACTTTGATATTATAAGGATTCCCGGCGACCCATTCAAGAAAGTTGAAATCCCGGAGTATCGGAGAAAACGGAAGAATATAGATACCAACATCTTATTAAAAATCCGAGATTTTCAGTCTGATAAGAAATGTACTAATATGGCTCGTGATGTCTTTATGATGATGTTCTATATGATGGGAATCAATATCAATGATCTATATAGTATATCATGTGAACGTCGTGGAAGGCTGGAATACACACGTTCAAAAACAAAAACGCGGAACAATCATGAACAAATACCGCTTTCGATAAAAATAGAACCAGAACTCCGCATCCTCCTTGATAAATACACAGAGGGTTATTTCCTCTCCTACTTTCATACCAACTATTGTAACTTGAATAATTTCATGCGTGCAATTAATAATGGGCTGAAAGACATTTGCTTGAATTTAGAGATTGATTTTAAAGTTACTACTAATTGGGCTCGCCACACATGGGCTAGTTTAGCAAGAAATAAAGCCGGAGTACCAAAAGCTGACATCGACTTCTGCCTCGGCCATGTGAACAATGACTATAAAATGGCTGATATCTACATTGATATAGATTATAGTATTTGCGACAAGGCAAATCGCGCTGTATTGGATTTATTGCAAAAAAAAGAAGAAAAAAAAGACTGAAACGTTTGCAAATACAAAAACTCTCTCTATATTTGCAGACATAATGGTGTTGAGCTGGATAAAACAATGATTTTATCCGGCTTTTGTTGTTCCTATACAATTCAATAGCTTTTAATTACTGAAACCTATCTCCTCTTTATGTTATGCGCCAAAAAACAATGACGCATGGAAATTACAGTATCAAAAACAGCTTTATCAGATAAGCTAAAATCAGTCGGGCGAATTATACAGCCTAAAAACTCATTACCTGCCTATGACAACTTTTTGTTTGTTGTCGATGAATTTGGAGTCATTCTAGTAACCGCAGGAGAAGAAGGAGGACGCATCTCTACAAACATTGATGGTGCCGCAGACTTCACCAATTACACTTTTATGGCTAATGCCAAAACATTACTTGACGGATTAAAAGAGATTCCCGAACAACCCTTGATTATATCCATCCTCGAAAAGGAGTTGATTGTTAAGTATGCAAACGGTAAGTTCTCAATACCACTTGAAAAAGGAGATCAATACCCATCTATGAGCACGGATGATACTGCCAGCCCAATTCTCGTATCAGGCAACGATCTATTATACGGAATAAGGCAAGTATTGTTTTGTAGTGCTAATGATGAACTTCGCCCAGTACTGAACGGAGTTTATTTTGATATAGGCCTGGATTCTATGTCTTTTGTTGCAACTGATGGCACTCGTCTAGCGATGATTGAGAATCCGTCTCCTTACACACGAAAAGAGCGGGCGGCTTTCATCCTACCAAGCAAGTTTGCTAAAGTACTTTCTAACATTGTTCCGGAAGATTGCATGGAAGTAGAAATCTCGGTAAACAAGACCAATATTTTAATTGAATTTGATTCATACCGGTTAATCTGTCGTATGATCGAAGGCCGGTTCCCTAATTATCGTGCTGTTATCCCTCAAAAACAACCTAATCGTGCAGTATTAAAGAAGACTGATATAGTATCAGCTCTAAAGCGTGTATCTGTCTTCTGTTCCGAATCCTCATCCTTGGTGGTACTCAAGTTTGATTCTACTTCTCTTAAAATTGAAGCTCATGATTTAGACTTTTCTAAATCAGCAGAAGAAACGATCACCCTGCAGTCAGGCTGTAATATTGAAATTGGTTTTAAGAGCAGCTTATTAATAGAAATGATAAATAACATTCCTTCGGAAGATATTACTATCAGCATGAGTGATCCATCAAAAGCCTCAATCTTTACCCGCTGCGATGAAGAAGTTCGTAGCTTGACTTATCTATTAATGCCTTTATCAATTAATTATTAATGCTATGGGAAAAGAATATCAATCACCTAAACAGGTTATTCAATCATATTTAGAAGAGCGAGCAAAGCGTGACCCTCTCTTTGCTACCTCCTATGCAAAGCCAAATAAGAAAATAGATGAATGCTACGACTATATCATAAGTCAGGCAAAAAAACGCGGTGGTAGTGTTGTATGTATGTCTGATGATGAAGTATTCGGATTAGCAGTTCATTACTACGATGAAGATGATATCAAAGTTAGTAAGCAAACCAATTATAAAGTATCAGCTGGAAATGTGGAAAAAGAAGCATCTACAGAACAACCAGAAATTAAAAAGTCTGCTTCTGCCCCTAATAAGCGTAAAGGGATGAAAAAGCAAATACCTTCCGGACAATTTTTATTATTTGAAGACTTATGAAGCCAAGAACGAAATTACAGCTTAGAGTAGCAGGTTTAAGTAGCCAGCTACCTAATATTGAGAGTTTGATGATTGACTGGGCTAAGAATGAGTGTTTGAAACATATAGGATATGCAACCAAGTCACGTATTATCTGTATGGAGTGCGGCCAACGCTTCGCTCCGGAACTTGTAAAACGTAAACGTGCTGTTTGTCCTCATTGTGATACGTCTTTGAAAATAGAACAGTCGAGGAAGCGTATCAATAAACAGACAATGTTTATTGGCAAGGCAGAAATTTGTGAGGAATTCCAAGTTATCCGAAGTTTTGAATTGATTGCTTATTACCGGGCAGAAACAAAGCCTCGTTATTATATTCGTGAGATACTACAACATTGGATAAAAGACGACGGTAACCGGGAAGTAGTAGCTCGAGCCAATAATATGGGCTTCAATGGCTGGTGCGGAGAACTGGAGATACGGAATAAAGTTGTTGGATCGTATTATTACAATCATAACAATGATATTTACTGCGAACGCTATCATCCGGCCTCCGTCTTTAGACCTAAATATATTCGAATGGGTATAGACTGTAAATTACGCGGTATGTCATTTCTTACTGCCGCCAATACAATTCCCCATTCTCCCAAGGCTGAAACACTTCTAAAGGCAAGACGTTATGAATTAATAGATTATTTCGAGGGACACCGCTATAAAATTGATAAGTATTGGCCATCTATAAAAATTTGTCTTCGTAATAAATATCAGATTAAAGATGCTTCAATGTGGTTTGATTATTTGGAACTACTAGATCGCTATCACAAGGATCTTCATAATGCTTTTTATGTTTGCCCTAAGAACTTGCGTAAAGCTCACGACTACTATGTAGCCAAGCGTAAGAAAGAACAGGAAAAAGCTGAAAAAGAACGACGGGAACAAGAGATGCTAAAGCAAAAAGAAGCCATTAATAAATTCCTCGAGCGAATAAGTAAGTTTCAAGATTTGGTTATCACTGATAATCAATTGACTATTATACCTCTAAAATCTATCGAAGATTTTAAGGAAGAGGGAGATAAAATGCATCATTGTGTATTTACTAATGAATACTGGAAACGTGAGAACAGCCTGATTTTGTCAGCTCGTATTGAAGATAAACGCATTGAAACGGTTGAAGTCAATCTAAAAACATTACGTGTCGTTCAATCTCAAGGCGTCCTTAATCATGATACCAAATATCATGACCGTATTATCGGACTCGTGAAAAAGAATATGAACTTAATACGTCAGAAACTGACGGCATAGCATACAATGACCTATATAGATTATATAAACCAATTTTGGAAGATGAATCGAAGTGTAGAATTCAGCCCGAACGAAGTCTTTTTGTACTTCTATCTCTTGAATGAGTGCAATATTCGGGGTT